ATTCCTGAAGCTTTGTTGGAAGCTAAGGAACTTCAAGCTAATGTGTGGTTCTGCAATGGCAAAATCATTCGTTTAGTATTGAATCCGTTTAAGCCAGCCAACATTCCGTATTACGCTGCTCCTTGCGAATTAAACCCCTACTCTCTATTTGGCATTGGTGTTGCCGAAAACATGGACGACACCCAGACCCTCATGAATGGTTTTATGCGTATGGCTGTAGATAATGCGGTGTTGTCTGGCAACCTTGTATTCGAGGTGGATGAAACCAACCTCGTTCCCGGTCAAGACTTATCTGTCTATCCGGGTAAAGTGTTTAGAAGACAGGGTGGTGCTCCCGGTCAAAGCTTGTTTGGAACTAAGTTTCCCAATGTAGCTGCTGAGAACCTACAACTGTTTGACAAAGCACGACAGCTTGCTGATGAATCTACAGGCATGCCTTCATTCTCACACGGTCAAACTGGTGTTAGTGGTGTAGGTAGAACAGCCTCTGGCATTTCTATGTTGATGAATGCTGCATCTGGTAGCGTTAAAACCATCATCAAGAATGTGGATGATTATTTGTTAGCTCCTTTGGGTAAGGCTTTCTTCAGCTTCAACATGCAGTTTGATTTTGATCAAAGCATTAAAGGTGACTTAGAAGTTACTGCCAGAGGTACAGAAAGCTTGATGGCTAATGAGGTGAGAAGCCAGAGATTGATGCAGTTCTTGCAGATTGCTAGCTCTCCAGCATTGATGCCATTTGCTAAGTTCCCTTACATCATCCGTGAAATTGCTAAGAGTATGGACTTAGATCCAGACAAGGTGACTAACAATATGGATGAGGCTATGCGTCAAGCTTTGCTGATGCAACAAGCAACGGCTCCTGCCCCAGCAGAAGGTGCTCCTCCTGTTGGTGGTCCAGAAGGTGGTCCTCCTCCAGTCTCTGATATGACTGGTGGCGGTGGTGGAAATATTGGCGTTGGTGCTGCACCAGTGCCGGGTGAACAAGGATTTGCTGGTAATGTCCAAGCCGTACCTCCCCAAGCTTAAAGGCTTCGTTAACACTCATGTGACATGGGATGCGTTCCAAGATTTGCTTGATGCAGAAATTGCAAGCAAGCAAAAAGATTTGGAACAAGCTTCAGATATGCGTGAGATTGGAAAGGCTCAAGGAGCCATTGCTGCTTTACGCAGATTGAAATATCTTAAGGATGAAGTGAATGTACACAAATAACATGGCTAAGCTGTTTGCTGAAGGCGGCATGAATGATGAAGGTGGTACGGTAGATCCAGTATCTGGTAACGATGTGCCTCCGGGTTCTTTGCAAAAAGAAGTGAGAGATGACATTGATGCTAAGCTCAGTGAAGGTGAGTTTGTTATTCCTGCTGATGTTGTTAGATATATTGGTCTTGAGAGATTGATGAAGCTTCGTGATGAAGCTAAGCAAGGCTTGGCTCGTATGGCAGAGATTGGTCAGATGGGTAATGCTGAAGAAGTTGCTAACCCAGAAGCTTTGCATGATGGTGAAGATGATGGCTTTGATTCTGAGATTAATGACATCATGGAAGAAGTGGATATGGAGAGTAAGGGCGAGAAGAGATTTGCTGTAGGAGGATCTGTCTTTGTTCCTCCAGCAGATAAAGACATTCTTGCTAAATACAACATACCAAGAACATCCATCACTAACTCTGCTTTAGATGTTAGACTTTTAAAGAATGCTGCTGGTGATTCTTTGTATATGACCTACTTTAATGGAAAGCCCGGTAGTGCTATTCCTGCAGGTTATTCTGTAGTAGATACTAATCCAGCTAGTAGAATGACTGGTACTGGATTAACAGACACAACAAAAACAGGAAGCACTGTTAAACAAAATGTAGAAGGTAGTGCTAGTGTAGACAGTGGTAACACAGGTCTAACTACTGCTGGTGGCACAACTGGTGGTGGCATGAATTCATCCATGACAGATCTTTCTTTGGCTGGTGTATCTATTACAGGTAAAGATGGTAAGGTGGTTACACCGGGTGGTACTGAAACAACAACAGATGGAGGTATGGGTGTCAACTCTTATGGTGGTGGTATTACATCAGGTACTGATGGAAGTGTTAGCACAGGTGCTGGTGGCTTCACTTTAAATCCTGATGGCTCAGTAACAGCCAATAAAGTTAATCAAGGCTTAACTGCTGCTGCTGGTATTGTTAGCCCTATGTTGGGTATTGCTGCTCGAATTAATAATGCACTAGCTACTAGCTCGGCAAAAGACTTTACTAGATCTATTGCAGACACTATGGGTGCTAACACTGACACAAGCACTGCTGCTGCCACGGCTGGTCCAACAGGCACTGGTGGTTCTTCAGCACAGGCTGCTTCTGATGCAGCTTCTGCTGCTACAAGTCTGGGGCTTAGTGGTGCTGCTGCTGGAGCAGCTAGTCAAGCTGCTGCTGATGTCATCACAAGGGGCGGTAATGCTGCCGATGCTGCTGAGGCAGGTAGAGTAGCTGCTGCTGATGTTGCTAGTGGCGAACAATCTAGCACAGAAGTATTAGGAACAGAGGAAAGACAAGCCGCCTATCGTGAAAGCTTAGGTGGTTTTGATGTAGCTGGTCCTATGGAATTTGGCGGCTTTGGTGGTGGTGGAGGCGGTGGTGGCGGTAAGAGTTATGATGACTGGAGTTCTGTTGCATACGCTAAAGGAGGCTTAGTTTCTAAGCGTACCAAAAAAGCAACACCTGCTCAAAAAAGAGGCATTGCCTCTAAGAAATAATACTATATAATTAGCATACTCAAGCCAGAGGTGGGCTGGCGAGTATCAACAATTTCCCACCATCATTGGCTACCTATCTCCCTGTATTGACAGCTACAGTTAGCCCCAACTTAAAAGGTATGTTATGACAGAAGCGGTTATTAACCAGCAAAGCCAAGCTCAGGCTTTCTCTCCATTTGGTAAGCGTAATGCTAATAAAGATCGAATTGAACAAGAAGAAGCTGAGTTGAAACGATTAGCTGAAGATAAGAACAATCCACCACAAGATCCACAAGACAATGGTGATGATAGTAACTTAAGCGCAGAAGAGAAAAGCTTTAAGAAGCGTTACGGTGATCTGCGTAGACATTCTCAGCAACAGCAAGTAACTTTGCAGAAACAGATTGATGAGCTTCGCTCACAGCTTCAGCAAAGTACAGAGAAGCAGATTAAGCTTCCTAAGACTGAAGAAGAATTGAATGAGTGGGCTACCCAATACCCTGATGTTGCAAAGATTGTTGAAACCATTGCAATTAAAAAGGCTAAGGAACAAACCCAAGCATTGGATGAGAGATTCAAACAGCTAGATGAGCGTGAGCATCAGACAGCTAAGGAGAAAGCAGAAGCTGAATTGATGCGTCTGCACCCAGACTTTGACTCCATCCGTGATGATGATGATTTCCACAACTGGGTTGATGAACAACCTAAGTGGGTACAAGATGCTTTGTATGATAATGATAGTGATGCAAGGGCTGCTGCTCGTGCCATCGACTTGTACAAAGCTGATAAAGGTATTAAGGCTAAGAAGTCTACCCCAGATAAGAGTGCTGCTGAAAGCGTAAACACTCGTGGTAGTCGTTCTGCACCTACTGGCGAAAGCAAAGATGGTGTCTTTTATGAGTCACAGGTAAATAAAATGTCTACCTTTGAGTATGAAAAGAACCAAGAAGCTATTGCTAAAGCATTACAATCAGGTAAGTTTGTATACGATATTAGCGGAAACGCTCGTTAAGTATTGACAAACCTGAAACAACTGGTATAACTTTAACAGAGCGAAGAGGGTAGCTCCCCTGACTGTGCTAACTCACAGCCTAGCTCTTTCTATCTAGTTAGGGATATTATGGAAAAGAAGTGTAAAACCTGTGAGCAGGTTAAACCACTGCAAGCATTTGTAGTAAATAAAGGTTGTAAGGATGGGCATACTAATAGATGTCTATCTTGTGAAAAAGAGTGGAGATCTCTCTACTATAAAAAGAATAAAGATCATATTGTTAATAGAAATTCTGACTACAGAAAAGTAAATGGAATGTGGTACAACAAGTCTATAGAACATAGACTTAGATATGTTATACAACTTGGCATAAAAAGAGCTAAGAAGAAAAACATAGAATGGAATTTAAGTTTGGAGTTTCTTCTTAAGTTATGGGAGAAACAACAAGGAGTGTGTGTATATTCTGGAGTGCCCCTCACATTTGAGGATAACCACTCGCACACCATCTCATTAGATCGTCTAGACAGTTCTAAGGGATATACAGAAGACAATGTGCAATTTGTTTGCACGATAGTGAACTACATTAAACAGCGATTTGATGAAAATCATTTCTTAAGTTTTTGTAATTTAGTAACGCAGAACAGTAAGTAAGCAGACAACCCAATTGATCTAGCCCATAAACAACAGACCTCTAGAAGTCTTTTGTTTATGCACCTAAGATGAATGGCCCTGTAGAACTTTGTGAGCGTATGTTATGTATGCCATACATTTATCTATAGGAGAATTAAAATGGCTTTTCCAAGTGCAGCAGGCCACGGTAACCTGCCGAATGGTAACTTTTCACCAGTTATCTATTCGAAATCCGTACAACTTGCATTCCGCAAGGCATCTACTGTTGAAGACATTACAAACAATGACTACTTCGGTGAGATTGCTAATATGGGGGATTCCGTCAAAATCATCAAAGAGCCGGAGGTTAGTGTACAGAGCTATGCTCGTGGTACACAGATCACTGCTCAAGATCTGAATGATGAAGACTTCACATTGGTTGTTGACCAAGCTAACTACTACGCTTTCAAGATTGATGACATCGAAGCAGCTCACTCACATGTGAACTTCATGCAGATGGCTTCTGATCGTGCAGCGTATCGTTTGCGTGATCAGTATGACCAAGATGTTTTGGGTTACTTGACTGGCTTCCAACAGTCTGCTAAGCATGCAAATGCTGACACAGCTCGTACTACAGCTTCTGGCACTAAGGCCGTTACTGCCGCTGGCAATGACGAACTCTTGCCTTCAATGAAGTTGAAGAAGGGTAGCTTCGGTAACATCACTACAGCATCTGCTGGTGATCATTCCATTCCTTTGGCTCCTCGCCTCCCCGGTGCAACAGCTTTGCCTACCGATGTAGCTTCTCCTTTGATGGTGGTTGCTCGTATGGGTCGCTTGTTGGATCAACAGTTTGTTGACTCCGCTGGTCGTTGGTTGGTGGTCGATCCCGTGTTCATCGAAATGTTGAAGGACGAAGACAGCCGTTTGTTGAACGGTGACTTTGGTGGTTCTGGTTTGCAGAACGGCTTGGTCATCAACAACTTGCATGGCTTCCGTATCTATGTTTCTAACAACCTGCCTAAAGTTGGTACTGGTGCTGGCACTTCAGGTACTGCTAACCAGAACTCCAACTATGGTGTGATTGTTGGTGGTCATGACTCTGCTGTTGCAACTGCTCAGCAAATCACTAAGACCGAAACATATCGTGATCCCGACAGCTTCGCTGACATCGTGCGTGGTATGCACTTGTATGGTCGCAAAATCTTGCGTCCTGAAGGCATCGTCACTGCTAAATACAACGCTGCTTAAGGAGAACAAGTATGTCTATCGTTCAAT